AATAAACATGATTTTAATTAAAGAAAAAAAGGGGGGGTAATATAACCCCCCTTACATTATCCTATTACGAAAAAGTACCCTACAATATTTGTTCCACTTGTAAGATTTTGGTCACATACTAAAATTGTACTAGCATTCATTAATAATAAATGGCAGTTTGAAGGCTTGAGACATGTACAATATTGGTTAATACCTATACTTAAAAGATTTTTAATTTTTGCAATTTCACTATAAGAATTAACATCACTTGTTAGTGTTATATTAATAGCGAGCATTTTAAGTTTATCCATGATATTAAATACTTTACATGCACTTATATTATGTGTAGATGTTAATAAATTTACAGTATTAGTTGAATTATAAGGCGCTTCAATAAATGAGTAAGAATTAGGGTGTAGCAAATTTGACTGTTGAAAACTTATATTACCACTAAAACTAAAAGGTAGAGAGCTATTTAACAGCCACCATGTTCCTTTTATGTTGGCTACTTTAGTCATAGTGTTAGAAGAAACAGTTGCGCACGAATAATCAAATCCCTCTTGTGAAGATATTCTTATTTTATAACAATCACCCGCACCAGCACATAAAAATTGGTTTCCAGTTATATTCACTATACCATTCGCTAATAAATAAATTGATGTCTTATTAGTATTATCAAAATAATTATTTTCTATATTTAGGTTCACAGCTTGTAAAATACTAATTCCGTTGATTGAATAATCATGATTACCATTAATAACCCATTGAGACAGTACATTACACGATAGGGAGTAATTACCGTTTATTATGATATTATTTGTAAAAAACCCGTCTGTCGCACTTCCTGTTGAATAAGTGGACTCTAAAACATTAGTATTGTTTTCAAAAATATTGTTATTTATTTTGTTTTCAAATGTTTTAATATCCCCCTTTTGTGTAACTAAAAAACAGGTACTAAAATTATTGAGGTACAGATTATTAAAATTGTTTCTATGTGAATTCACATAAAAGCATTTATTTTTACCATTACCTTTAATGTAAAGATTACTAAAAATATTAAATGGAACACCATTATGGATATTAAATAAATAGCCATCACCATTGAATATAATATTATAATTAACGTCATTTTCAGACTGTGTTTTATTACTAATAGATATTATTGTAACACTTTTTAATATATCAATGGTTTCTGATATTAAAAAATTTTTTTCTGTTACAACGATACTTCTTCCTGATGTATAGCTATTTTCAATTGCTTTTTTAAGGGCTAATGTATCATCGGTTACACCATCACCTACACCACCAAACATTTCCAATGTTATATATGGTATAAAAGTACTCAGCATAATATCTAATCTACCGCTACTTACTAATTCATCTAACTTGTTATTTATTTCTTCTTGAACATCAAGCGTTTGAAAATAATTATTAACATACTGTTGTAATTCTAGATACGCTTTATTGATGTTACCAACATCACTTGCAAGAGTGTTAATGTCATCGCCCATTTTATTCAAATAATCAACAACTTTGCACAACAGTTCATAATAACTTAAACTATCATCATATACCAGAGGTAACACTTTCTGACACCAATAACGAAAAGGCTGTATTGGGCTTGGCATCATAACACCAGGATTAAAATTAGCTGGTGGATTAGGAATTATAGTTTTTGTATTCATAAAATTAAACCTCCTTAATAAATAGTAAAAAATAAATCTTTAACTTCATCAATAATCATCATGTCAATGTTTAGAAATGTCTCTCTAAACTTTAGTAGCATTTCTGATTGGTTACCCTCGTAACCTAAAATTTTGTCAACATAGCTGTCGCTCCTATTTCCTGTTCCTGTTTCACTATCGGTAGTTGTGCCGTTTAGAGTACTACTAGTACCATCCGTACCAGTATTATGTGTAGCATTGGTTAAATAGTCGTTGCTTTCAAGGCCTTTAATACCGCCCTGTGGCGTATCATTGTAATAACTCCATGTGTCAGTGTTACCGTCAGCCCTTGAATTACTACTGTTAGTTCCATTCCTGTTAGTGGTTTTTGACTCACTTCCACTACCTTCATGTGATACACTCCTGTTCACACTAACTAACGGTTCAATCTTTAGCAATTCGCTCTGATATAGTTGGTTGTAATACGGCATAATATTTTTCATTTTGTCACTAAGGAACAACTTCCATCTTCCTACAGTCTCGCAACAAATCTCTCGCGTGTAGTAATGTCTTAAAATCTTCTTACAAAGTTCTGGGCGGTATTGTTCCTCAAAAATAGGAAAGTCGCTAAAAATCTTGTTCCAAGATTTGTTAAGCACATCTTCGATATTATTGAACCCAGTAGACTCTGTTAAATTTGCGATTGTTTCGCAAATAAATCTAACTTGTGTTGTGTATTTACTCAACTTCGTTATCCTCCTTCCTGTCGTCATTTTGGTTGAATACATCACGGAAATGACAGCTTATCTGTGTACCGAACATCCTGTTTATCTGCTCACATGCCTGTTGTCTTGCAAATTCTCTCGAATACCTGTTAGCCATTACACCACCTTGTAATCTCTGTACTTCATCCTTAATCATTCTCTCTTTTTTCTGAATACTAATATTTGTTACTCCTAAATAAGTGAGAGCTTCATTCCATAGATTAACCTTTAACTCATATAGCTTATCTGCAACATATGGTGCGCCAGTTGTGAACACGCCAAACGAGCTTCCGTCACTATCCATAAAATCGTTACTTGCAAAAATAACAGGTTGATTTCCATCATACTTCATATAAGCATTTTGTAAAGCCATTTGCTGTTGTTCACTGCCCTTAATTAAAATGGGAGTTCTTTGGGCTTTGCAGTTAATATCAATACTTGCGTCAAGTTCGGCTAGTCTCTTAGCGTATATTTCCATTTTATCTTTACAGCACCAATGGGTCATATTATCCCATATGATAACACTGTCACTTTTTCCGCACACACGTTGATACCCATTAGAAGCATAAGCACGTCTATCTAAAGGAATATTGTAAATATCAAGCTGTCCACCTAGAATACTTCTTAGGCACAGATTTCCCATAACTTCATCATTAAAATACAGCATAGCTCTATCTTCATACAGTCCAACTTCAATAAATCTTGCGTCTACAGTGCTAGGAAGCCCAGTCCATTCAAACGAGCTAATTGCTATTTCTGTAAATAAATCTAAGTATTGGTCAAAAGTGTAAAGCTGATAAAAAACGCTGTCACTAAATGAAGTACGCTTTTGTGCTCGTCTTGCTTTTCTTGCATTACTCAATTTTTAATCTACCTCCTTTCTAAACTGAATTGTCAAGTGAATAATTACCAACCTCATTAGGGTATTTCCAGAAGGTAATCCCATTATTAAAATAACTTTCAATCTGAGCTATGTCATCACTTGGTGCGCCGCCCACTATAGTACAGTCAACTGTTTTGGTATAATTCCAATGCGGTCTACTTGAAACATTAGGCACTTTAGTTGTATGACAGGCATACCCAAACACGTCAAAATACTTGTCTATTGATTTTGCATACTCAGCAGTAATTGATTTTCGTTGAGCTTCAAAACATACTTGACCTTTACCAAAAAGTGCGTTATTAGTAGCATAATTGCCCTTTACATCATTAGCAGAAATACTAGCCGTGTAAGCACTTGTTAATATATTTTGCACACTACCCAGTGCTGAATTACTTGACTGACCAGTAATCATTCCTGTAGCAGTTTGAACGGCTGATGGAATAGCGTTAATTGTAATCGGTACAGCGTTTTGAGCAACCCATGCGTTAAATGCGTCCACATTCCATGAACATAAAGGAAAGCTGTCAAGTGTGATTGTTTCCGCCATATCCATTCTGCCTGTGCCAGAGGTTTTTGTAGCCTTGTATCTATCAAATCTGAGTACCTCCTGTACTGGCATAGTCATGTTACCAACTATGTTATAATAGGGTGTAAGGTTTTCTGAAAATTCATAGCGTTGAATTAATGTCTGCCCACAATTATTTCTTACTTCATTGAAGTTGTAAGGGTACGTGTATAGCTTATTATTTCGTGGTCTGTAGCCATTTATTGTATCACTATTACTAATTGGTACACCAGTAACATTTATTGGGTTAGTATTTCCAGTAAATGTAATATTAACTCCGTTGTCTGTAACCTGAACAGGGAGTATATCTGTAGGGCATGTGTAAAGAGCTAATATATTTTCGGGAGTAGTTAAGTACTGATTTAAAAACTTAGTGAGATTATTACCACCTGTTTCTGTGTTAGCAAAGGCTTTTATTTGATAGCCACTATAAACGCCATCGTATAGATACCCCCCTGTTGTGGCAAGTAGTACCATGGTACAAGTACTTAAAGAGCCTAGTCCGATTAACTGAGCGTCGCCGTTGTAAACATACTCGCCACATTCGACATTTTCAGGTAGGATATGGTCACCGATGTTATCAGTCAGACTATGCTCTCGTTCGACAAAACATTCTTTTAGTTCAATATCAAACCAGTAAGTTTGTAGAACATCAATTTGAAAGCTTATCTCAGCAGTAACATTGTTAATATACTCAATACTTGTCACAAATGCATAAAACCAGCGAGTGCTGAAAGCTGAGTTTTGAAACATCATGTAATTACAGTCGTATAAGCTGTCTGCTGTAGCCTGTAAACGACATTTACCCTTATTAACTCTGTTGTAAGTTACGTTATTAAAATGCTTTTTGGCTTTACTAATAAAATAATCTGCCTGTGTTTTCTTATCTGAAAAATAAATTGTGTGTTTCTGCTGAGTGGATAGTGGTACTCCACTCAGCATGTACACCTCACTATCGGGTACTATGTACATTGTTCATCATCCTTTATTTAATACGACATTGTCTCCTTTAGTTAATACGACATTGTCTCCTACAGCGCTAGTGCCAGTGATGGCTGTAGTACCTGCGTAGGTTGTTCCATCTAAATCAGCTACAAGAGTAATTTCTGTTGAAGATTTTGTTGACGGAATTACAATAGCACCATATTTCTGGACGGCAATACCCTCTGTTGTAAGAGCTTCGGTCTGTACAAAATTAACCGAATTAGGTGCAAGCGTGCCCGTGTCATCCTGTACGTTAAGTGTAAAGATTGTACCAACCTCAGAAACATCTTTTCCTGTGATTTTAACAGTAATGCTTTTAGGCAGGGCAATATCAGCAGCACTGTCAACAAAAACGATTGCATTAGCGAAAGGCGAGTAAGAAATAGTTTTCCAGCAATGTAACCAATAATTCCAATATAAGCCACTGCCTACACGCGTTTCGTCAAATTCAAATAAGTTGTCATAAACTTGGAACCATTCCTCATCGACTAAAACACCCTTTACATTTTTCATTAACGCAAGCTCATCTGCTGTCACTTCTTCGAGTCCTGTAGACTCTTCTCTGATGGCTTCAAATCTTTCATTATCGAATGACCCAAAATCATCAATTAAATGAAGTTTTCCTATGAATGTTGCTTTATCCATATTAAAAGCGCTAGCAAGTACTTTAACATCAAATTTAGCATTAAAATCAGCGTCCATAAAAATACACTGTTTATCAATAGGTGTATTGTTCTGTACATGACTCTCGTTAAATCTACCTGTCATATCAATAGGAAGTAAATTTGATTTCCCTCTAAAAGCTACGGCCACACTATCCATGTCAGTAGTATCAATCGGCTGTGGATATACTTTACCGTGAGAAATTGCTTTAATGAGGAGATACTTAAAAAGTAAGTATTCGTCGTATTCAGCTGACTGATAAACTTGGTCAATAATTGATGTAATAAGATTAGTTACACCGTCAGCGGATGTAAAAGCTCGTTTTAAAGCCTGTTTCTCGATAGTAATTGGGTACATTACCCTCCAATTAGTCATGTGAAAGACTGACTGAACATTAGGAAGAGTACGTTTAAACTCCCTACTAGCCCCCTTCTCGGCATCATATTTGACGGCCTTGATAATGCCGACAAAAATATCCTCTACAGTCTCACCAAACTCTAAGAAGCCTTTTTTAAGGTGCTTATAAGGATTGTTAAAAGTTGCGCTCTGTATACGCACAAGTGCAATTCTATTAACTAATGCGTTGATAAATTCGTTAGAATGTGTTGGGTTTCCGAAAAGGATTTCACCAACTTTCGGTATGTCCTGTTCTTTTTCTATTACCGGAACATCTTTTTGATAAGCATATGACGCATTATTTCTAATAACATTAAGAATATCAATAGAGCGTGCGTCAAGTTTCGTTTTAGCAATTATTCTAGCCATTAATCTTCCTCCTCTTCAAATAAATCCTCGAAAGAGTTGTACTCTTTCTCTTCATCCTCGTGTTCTGTCGGTGTGTCTAGTTCATCTTCTTTTTTTTCAACAAAACGTGAAATATATCTGTCTCTCCACATTTTGTCATTTTCCTCGAATTTCTTTTTCCACTCGTCAGCGTCAGATGAGTCAATTGAGTCAGATATATCTTCGATAATTTCAATTGTCTCGTCATCTGTTCTATCGCCGACATATTTTCTTACTTTTTCAATAAGTTCGTCTTTTGATAATTTAGCCATTATAATTCTCCTTTCTTAAAATCGCCTGTGTAACATCATGTAAATAGGTAAATGTTTCCTTGTTGACGGTGATGGAGGTGTTGGAGGTGTTGGAGGTATTGGAGAACCACTTAGATATTCGTACCAATTCTTTCCATTTTGTATTCTTTCGTCAAGTGCTACAACACCAGCGCGCTCACGTTCAAAACAGTAAGCCTTAACGGCTTCTTCAACATCCTTTAATTGAGAAAATTCTAAACCACTATAGGGATATGTTTTAGTAGGTATCCACTGACCGCCATATCCTTCAAGTACTTCGGCATTAATAAGCTGACATTGTAAATTGCCGTCTTTCCAATCCTTACCTTGAGCATTTGCGTAGCCAGTGAGGTTTGAGGATGGCGTCCACTGAATTAGCCCCCACCCACTAGATACACTTACTGTCTCTTTTAGGGCAGGGTTTAAGGTACTTTCTCTCTGAATATTTCCGAGCATACCGCATATACTTTCAAGTGTGTATTTTCCAGTAAAATAAGCGTTAAACTCTACAGCGTTATTTTCCATCTGCGCTTGTGTCAGATACTTCCTAGTACCTTCAATAACTACCCATGACATTAAATAACCTCACTAAGAAGTGCTTTCCATGTATTGTTACCACACTCACCATCCTGTAAAAGATTATGGTCTTTCTGAAAATTAATACATGCAGATACGCACCCTTTACCGTACTGAGTATCAATTGAGCCTGTATAATATCCTAACTTTGACATTAGTATTTCAAATACAGTAACATCGTTATTTTTAGTACCCTTTTTCAATAAAGCCATAGTTGTTAATTTCTCCTTTTTAAAATCAACAATTCTTTTAACAAGCACTAAATCGTTTCGATGTAAAATATTAGTAATTGAAACACCTTTACCCTTGTTTGTTTTTGTGTTTTTACTGTTTCCTATCGCCTCAATCATTTGTGTGCCATTAATAGCAATTGCTATGTGAGTAATTCTCTTGGTTGATTTACCGAAATAAAGTAAATCAGCACTTTGAATATTTGTTACTTTTTTGCCTAATGCTGAGTAGCCTTGTGCTGTAGTTCTTGGTACTTTCATGCCACACTTATTAAGTACGGAATATACAAAACCACTACAGTCATATCCGCCCTCGGCTTCGGACTCTCCGCCCCAAACATAAGGCTTCCCGAGATAGCTTCTAGCTGTTGTTACAATATCACTACTTGTCATTTACATTAACCTCACTATCAAGCTTATCACAAAGTTTTTGAAGTACAACTGTATTATTGTTGAGTGCTTCTGCAAACTTGTCTGTCTCGTCCTTATGTGCATCATTAATTTTGTTAATGTAATAACACATAATTAAACACATTCCTATGGGAAAACCAAGCGTGGAAATTAATGTTGCTAAGTCATTAATCATAATAGTGACCTCCTTTCTTTTGTCTTATTATAACATATTATTCACAAATTATCAACATTAATTTGACAAATTGTGGATAATTTGATATAATAAACTAAAGGAAGTGGGTAAATGAAAGAAATAAAATACTATGATGGCACCAAGCTATTAAGCATGAAAGATATTAACGGGAATGTACCGGAAATTTATATTTCAACATCAAATAGAAATGCAGGAAAAACAACATATTTTAACAGGTATCTAATTAATCGCTTTTTAAAATATAATGAGAAATTTTGTCTACTCTACAGATTTCAAGACGAGTTAAAGGACTCTGCTGACAAATTCTTTAAGGATATTCATAATCTTTTTTTCTCAGCATACATCATGAAAGGTGTACAAATCGGCAATAGTAAAATGTATGAATTATTTCTGTGCAGTGCATACGATGAAGAGGATGAAGGAAAATCCTGTGGCTATGCCGTTGCTCTAAATTGTGCGGATAAAGTGAAAAAGTATTCGCACTATCTGAGCGATGTATCAAGAATACTTTTTGATGAATTTCAGTCTGAAACTAATCATTACTGCGCTGATGAAGTCAGCAAATTTATTAGTATACACACGTCAATAGCAAGGGGAAACAACAGTCAAGTTAGATATGTTCCTGTAATAATGCTTGCTAACGCCGTAACACTGTTAAACCCATATTATACAGCATTAGATATTACTGACAGACTCACATCCGACGTGAAGTTTTTACGTGGCGATGGGTTTGTTCTTGAACAGGGATATAATGAAAGCGCTTCTAAGTTACAAGAAAACTCGCTTTTTAATAGAGCATTCACCAAGTCCAATTATGTAGCTTATGCGTCACAAAATGTTTATCTGAATGACAACCACGCTTTCATCGAAAAAATGAGGGGGCAAAGTAGATATTTATGCACACTTAAATATAAGGGTGAAGAGTACGCCGTTAAAATGTTTGAAGAAGAAAGCATAGTATATTGTGACAAGAAGGTTGACCCCGATTTTAAACAAAAAATTTCAGTCACTACAGATGACCATAATATTAATTTTGTTATGCTTAAAAATAATGGCTGGTTAATTGACTATATGCGGTACTTCTTTGATAGAGGGTGTTTTAGATTTTATTCACTTGACTGTAAAGAATGTATACTTAAAGCTCTGGCATATTATTAATGGTATCTGCGTTAGTTATTTTTGTAACATTGGTGTGGAAGGCTCTTTGAAATATAAGACACACCATTGTAGTTGGGTGTATGCCTACCCATGCATTAAGAATTAACGTTATAGATATATTAAAGAGACAGAATTTATTCTGTCTCTTTTGTTATGTTTCACGTGAAACATTATCGCATTTTATAAGTTGTCTCCTGCAATACTATTCCTCCCCTTATTCTCACTGGACGGAGTTTTCCATATACTTCCAACCCCTGTTTAAAATCAGCAAGCGTTCTCTTTGTTTTCAAAAATTCCTGCTGAATTGTGGGGTATTCCTCTAGTTCATCATCCGTCACCCCCTCCATTGATTTAAGAAATAAATTCTTACACCTATCAGGCATACCTGCACATTTTACATTATAGTATGGCTCATTAATTGGTTCTTCATCCTCATGCGTAACATGCTCAATATAAGTTTTCTGACGAACAAAAATAGCCTCATTCCAAAAGCTCTCGAGCTTCCAGCAACAAAAATTAGAAGGGTGTATTTTTATTCCTTTAATATTTTTCTTTGTAGTGCAACAATGTATGCTATCCGTGTCAGCGTATACAAAATATTTGTAGTTTTGCTGTGCTGCCCGAATAGTAAAATTTCTAGCATAACTTGTTATAGCTGAACCTATTGGAATATACATAACTTTCTTTTCGTGTTCTTCAAATGTCGTGAAACCTAGTGAGCCATCGTCCTTCTCCCTTGCCACTTTGAAAGAGGATATATCCGAACTGCTAAGTTTTCCATATAAGTTATTTAAAAAGAGTTTTGCTAGTGTTCGCCTTGCCCCTGTACTATTTTGCTTGATTTCCTTATACTTATTAATATACTCGTCAAAAATTCCTGTTATAGTTCTAAAATAACATCCATCCAATATCTCAAAATCTACAAGATTGTAATGCTCTTGTAACAGTTCAAAATCGGTTTGAGTAAGTACCATTTCAACAATAGCTTTTTTAATATTTCCGACATAATCTTTGTACCATGTGCATACATTTCCTGTATCTTTATCAACTATATCAGATGTTTCAAGCATCTCGGTAGCACTATAGAAAAAGCTTCCTTTAATTTGTATAAATGGTAATTTATTTTCTTTCAAGTAAAAACGTGTGCGAATACGAACAAAATAATAATATTGGTCTGTAAGACATTTTGGTGGAATTTTACCTTTGAAAAAAACTGGCTGACCATAGGGGTAATAATTTCCACTTTCTGAGTGCATCATAGATGGATACAAGCTATTAACATCTGCTGTGATACCCTCACTGTAAATTCTGTTTTCACATCCTTTCTTTAGATAACACCAACCTCCCCTGTATGAGTGTCTTATATACTCGTCTGCATTTGAGTATTTATATTCAAGTGGATTTAATTTAAACTGTGTTAAATCGGGAAAAAATGCCTGATAGTCTTGTCTGTCCACTGTAGCTTTAAATTCAGAGAGACAACACGAGCCGATAGTAAGTTTTAAGTGCCCCTCAGATTGCATAATTTCTAATGCTTCTTTAACTACCAACACATCGTTAGCAATATAACGTTTTTCTTCAGGTGTAATTGAACAACCTGCATATCTATAACCCTTATAATCCATATTTAATTTACGGTGCTTTGTTTCAAAGCTTTTTCCAATTTGTTCAACTGAAAACGGCAAGAGTTTCAAACTATCTCTAATCTCAATCAATGCATATGGTGTCTTGATAAGTATACTATACCACTGCCCTGTGTCTGAAATTGAATACACAAAAGATTTTGGTGTTAAATCTTTTTCTTTTAAAAAGTGTACATCACTATCGTTATTCGGATTTACATAAATTTTTTGTTCATATTTCAAATCCGTTAGTAAGAATGATAACCAAAACGAACCGTCAAATTTGAGATTATGGTAATAAATACAGATATTCTGTTTTAAGTTGTATAGATAATTATATGTCTCTCTAATTGAATGATGAATTTTAACATCCTCCGTGCCTAGCTCAACAACTGCTGACGCCCACACTTCCGTGTATTTCTGGCCTTTATATACGGTAGTCTCAAAATCACCTACCATACATTTAATCTGCTTTCTCATATTTCTTCCCAAGTTTCATCGTTGGCTAATGCTTTGTCAATTTCTGCCTGTTCTGCATCGCTTGGTAAATTGCCACTTATTAATATATATAAATGCTGTACAGCCGTTCTTGATACAGCACTATTTGGATGATATTTAATTATAACTTCACAAGTTGATAAAAAATCCTCACTTGCTTGTGCTATGGAATACAGAACAGAGTCCGTGCCATATTTTTCAATTTCTGACTTTAAAAGATTATTTAACAAGTCTGCTGACTGGGATTGTTGAACACCTACGTTTGCTATCATGGCCTGTACTTTATCCCATACTAATTTTGAAGAATGAAACATTTGTTGCCATTCTTTGTTAAACTTAATTCGATTATAGTCCTCTTGGTCTTTTTTTCTTCTCCTAGTTTCCCATGCTTTTCTAGACGCTTCTTCTCTTATTTCTCTTTTTCTCTGCTCAACTGTTATTGGTTGTCCTGTTACTGCACTGATGGCATAAGCCTTGTTATAAAGCTGTGCAGGTCTAATCTTTGACAGCCTTCTTATTGAACCACTCGTGATAGTTTTTGGCTTTGGTGGTATGAGATTAGGCTCGAATACATACCCTCTTTTCTCAGCATTTCTAATAAAACGTTTAATTCTGTTTCGCTCTTTATTATATTCCTTCAAAAGTTGCGACTTCTTAGTTGTCTTACCCATACACTTTAAACCTCCTATACTTATAAGTAAAGGGGGGGTAAAACCCCCCCTCATTGCTAAATACTCTAAATAATTAAAGTACCATTAATTGGTAAAATTTTCTACCGCTATTGGATGTATTCTCGCATACCTCTATAAGAGCATGTCCGTCATCTGATAGGATATCCTCAAGCATATCTAGCGTTTCATTAACAGTCTTAGAAATGCTTGTAAAAACTGCCCCGTCTTTATCAACAAGCACTGATACTGTTACAGGATTACCGTCCTTGTCAGTATCAGCATATTCGCCGACATTGACAACGTCAATCTGTAATCCCTTCTCAATTTTCTGTGATGATGCCTTTGCGTTAAATAATTCTTTCTTTGATAACATGATATTGACCTCCTATTTTACTGTGCTGTGTCTGCTTTGTCTACTTTGTCTGTTTTTACTTCCTCTGCTTCTTCAATGTACTTGTTAAGCGACATGGTATATGTCTTTGTATATACTTCCTTGTTCGTGATTGCTGAGATTTTAAAGGTATCTGTTTCATACATTTTACGGATGTAATTAAACAACTTAGCTTCATCTTTCGGCGCTTCACTTTCATAAATTGGATAAGTCTTGGTCATAGGCTCACACGAAACTGTATCCATGCCTAATACTGTGATGTTTAGTGACGTGATTGTTCTTGTTACGCTTGGTTTTCTCATTTTTAATTTCCTCCTTGTTTTTATGTAATGAGTTTGCTTTGTAACTTATTGTAACTTGTTGTAACTTGTTGTAACTTGTTGTAACATGCACCATTGGTGCAAGGACTAGTGGGTGGAATTGCACCACCCCTCAGCTTGGTTACTGCTAGTTAAGATTTATTAAAAAATATGCTTCATTAATATCTTTTTCATATACCATAGTCATATCGTGCACTAATTCACTCATTAACTCTAATGGTATATTCTCCGATAAACCCTCATATACAATACTCTGTGTAATATTATCATAAATCTTAATTGTCTCGTTAATTAGAACTAAATATAGATTATAAAGTACCATATTGATATCCTCCTATCTTATCTTGTCACTACAAGTATTATAATACACTATACCGGAAATGTCAAGCACTTTTTCTCAAAAAATTAATAAATTTCTATCTAAAGAATACCGTCTTTAATTTCGTGAGCTTTAACACCACTATTGATATAATACACCAATTCACTAGTTTAAATGCTTTTATTTTGTAGCAAGGTAATACATTCATTAATTGTAATACATCACACACCCTCGGTACTTCGCTGTCTATATATTGACTAATCATTATTATTACAACCATAACGAATGTTGCCATAGCTAATACATTATATATATATATCCATTTTGTTAATCCTCCGTCACAATAAAAAATTCATCTCTTATAATACCTATTTCCTTAACGGTTCTTTCAAGTAAATCAGATGTAATAAAACAGCTTTATCCATAAATAACCAATGCCTACTCTCAGTTATGATATTCAAATAGGCATTATCATCAATAACGCTAATTAAATCTTTAAGTTTCATTTAACTTCTCCTTCCAGTTTTTTACTTCATCGATTATGATTTCTGCTAATGCGTTTGCGGTAAGTTTGCTTTCTAACAGACCAAAAGGTGCTTTGAAAATGTGATTGTACCCGTCAGCATTAATATAAAACACTGTAGACGATATTGATGGTTCAATATATACCTTAACATTACATTCATTAAATTCCGGTGCTAAATGTATTAGCGTTTTAACTACTTCTAAATATTGAGCGTGCATAATTCCTTCACCTCCTTCATGTGACAAAATAAACCCCCCAACCCTTCCCACCTCACAACCATTAACAAGGTGCTGTGTCATCTCTGCTAGTCTGCCTACTTTACGCACACCCTTGTTTTTTCACAAGTATGTTTATCACTTACAGTTGACTATTCTTCAGTGAACATTGTGTTTGCCTCAGATGCCTTTACAATTGCTTGACTGAATTCCTGATTTCCTTGTTTCTATATATATTATATCAGTTTAAAAATAAAATTGGTGTATAATCTTTTAATATAATGTGAATATTTTGTGAATATTATAACCCTGTTCTTACTAACTGTACTAAATAAGGTGTAGGCTAGTGACTCAAATGGTGTACGAGCTTGTCGACGTTTTTCGGTGTGGTATGCATAATAATAAAGTACAGGCTAGTGACTAAAATGGGGTACGAGCCAGTCGACGTTTTTTGAAATGGTATGCCTACT